CACGTCGAGCGTGGTCATGCCGTAAAACTCCCGTGCCCGTTCACCAAGCTGGTGCGCAGGGTTCGAGCGCGCATACATCGCTTCACCGATGCTGCTAACCAGTTCTTGCTGGCTCTCAACCGGGCGCACGTTGGAGACACGGGTTTGCACGGTGCCAGTTTGCCGTTGCTGCAACTCCTCCAAGGCGGCAGCGCGGGCTTGATCCGTAGTAGCGCCCCGGTCAATCAGATTATCAACAAACGACTGCGGCAGCTCAAATGTCTGGGCGATCGAGCGAATTTCCGCGTTGACATTCGCGCGCGTCAGAACGGCATTGCTGTTTCCCGTTTCTTGGGATTGGGACTGGTCTGCCCCTGTGGTGCTGTCAGGCATGTGCCCGCTCCTTATGGTGGATGCGGCGTCGGCTGGCACCGCAACAAGTGAAGCCTCAACAAGCGCCCATTTCGTGGCGACACGCACCCGTTGACCTGTCTCAGGGTCCGCCTCTTCGCGATAACGCTCGATGGTGTAACCGATTGACACCCCGCGAATAATACCGTCCTCGATATCGTCGAGAATGGCGCTGTGCCGGGATGAAATCTTGATGGTGCCGATCAGGGCACCCTTATCGATCCGAACATGTTGAAGCCGCCCAAGAATCCGGTCCAGGGCGTCCTGGCGATGGCTGTCCAGAACCGGCGCACCCTCTGCCCGTGTCAAATCAATGGCACTGGCGTCCAAGCTCAATCGCTCGATGTACTCGCCATCGAGACCGAAGCGGGCAACGTCCGCACCCGTCGAAAGGACGGCTTCAACTGTCCGCGCTTCGCGGTCCAGGGTTGCCGGGGCGCGGTGCTCTGAGCGTGTTTGAAGATCAAGCGGCATTATCAGGCACCTCAATTTTCAGGCGGCGGGCACGAGCGGAATCCGCCGCGATTTCCGCGTCGATTTCTTCGGCGTCGTATCCGCGCTCAGCGATGATTTCCGACCGGGACCGAAGGTTTGCATCCATTTCCAGAATTGCAGCGCGGGCATCTTTGAGGGGGTCCACCCACGGCCACGAAGGCGGCAGCCATTTTGCAGACTGCAAGCCGCTGCTCGGGTTTTGGAATGCGCGCGCTGCGACTTTTCCTTGAAGTACTTGCCAGCGTATAAACCGCGTCCAAACCGGGCGGCATAGCTGATGCACGATCACATGATGCTGGACGGTTTCGCAGAACCGGCGGAACTCCAAAAACGCGGCGCGCGCCGAAGAGTAATTCACCTGCGAGAAATCGCCGGTCAACTGCTCGAATGTGACACCAATTCCGGCAGCCATCGCCCGCAACTGCGCATTTGCAAGGGACTGCGCATCGCCACTGTCTGGCAGGTTCGGGAACTCGATCCGCTTGCCGCCTGGCATCATCAGTAGCGACCCCGGTTCCATACCAGCGTCCAGTGTATCGCCGTCGCGTTCGCCGCCATAGCCAGCTTCACCGGCTTGATCGTAAATGAAGCCGGTATGCAGCGCGCTCACCTTTGCGCGCACAAGCAATGCGTCAAAGAGCTGGTCTAATTCATGCCCAGTCAGAAGGATCGGAGCGTACCAGCTAAGACCGCGAACTTGTCCGGGGGCCAAGGGTCTGAACATGTGAATTACATCGGCAGCCGGGAGGCGTCTTACAGGACGAGAAGACAGCCCCCCGGCTGCCGACGCTTCACTCTGTGCTCCAGAGCGAAGCCAGTAGGCCACCGGACTTGCGGTGACTTGATCGAATTCCACCCCTTGAACCACATAGCGGCTATCGGAGACGCGGCCATTCTTGCCCCGGTCAAGCTGATCCGGGTGCAACTGCCGGATACGCGGCATGCCGTCCGCAGCAGTCTCGATAACGGCAAGCGCCTCGCCCAGCACCACCATGTCACGCACAAGGCGCCATTCCAGAGCATAGAAATCGCCCAAATTGGCCGCGTCAGCGTGATCGGTCCAAATGTCAAAATCGCGATGCAGGGACTGCCTCAGCTCTGCCGATGTTGCGCGGCATTTCGGCCGGATCCCCGTCCCGGTAAGATTATCAGGGAGCACCTGGGCAATTCGCGCCCCATGCGGATTATTGAGTGAGAAGCTCGCAGCGCGGGCCGCGACCAGTTGGGCGCCCGCCTTTATGTCCGCCGCCTGATCTGCCTTCGCGGCACGGCCTGCCCAGCGATAACCACCCGAAGCCGCTTCAAGAGAGCGCTTGCTTTGCGTCTTAGCTGGACGTTTAAAAATGCGGGCGAAAGGCGACGGCATGAGGGTTATCCCTCCCCGCGCTTTAAGCGGCTTCGAATGTCCTCACGTACATATTCCTGCACGACAGCCGGGAGAGTTTCGAAGAACAGCCGGTAGTCAAGGATGCGGGCATTGCTCGCACGCATTTCGCCCAGCTCGTAATAATCAGAAAATGGAAAAACGTGATACTTGCCGTCCCACTCTTCGCGTTCCGACGCAGTGTCGGCGGCGTGCGCTTCGTACATACTATGACGGAAATCACGAGCAAAATCACCGCCTCGGGCAACAATGCAGCCGATCAGCTTTTTTGTGTCGCCTCCCATGTACCAGACACCGGAAGCCATTTGTTTGACTTGGTGCAGCAGGCCGAAAGAAATTTCTTTCGCTTCCTCTAGGCTAGCCCCGTTGTCCATCAAATTGCGAACCATCGCCAAAAACAGGATGCCGGTCACGGTGAAGCGGCGATGGCCACCCGCCGTATGCTTAACGTGCCCATGCGGATCGAAGTCGTACCATCTCCGCTGCGTTTCTTTCGGGACGCCGGTGAGTTTCTCCGCCTCCGCGGGGGTGAAGTAACTGTCTTTTTCCATGGGGGTCGGTCTCCAAGGCTGTTTGTACAGAGCAAGCTAGCTCACTCCAATTCCAAACGCAAGGTTGAGTGACGCGATTTACTTAGGCTGACTGACGCGTTTCGACAAGTTGGCGTGCCTCCTTCCAAAGGTCACCGTCTTCCCACTCGGCGAACGTGCTGCCGCGACACGTATCCACGATCACCTTTGCGGCAAAGTCTGCGGCGCTCTGGGCTGGAATAGCCATAAGCTGATCATGCACTTCGAATAGTTCCTCATAGTATGGCTCCAAATCCTCATTGGTGGCAGTCTGAGCGAGGCTACCGATCCTTTTTTCAATAGCGTTGTGCTGGCGAAATAGGGCTTGGATTGGGGACTCCTCGGCATCCCAAGTGCTTGCGCAAGTACTTCCCGCGATGCTGCAGGCGCCAATAGCCCCTAGGGCGGAGCGTCGAGAAACATCAGGCAAAGCGGTACCGGCCGCGCGAACGCGTTCATTCTGCATTGTGCTATTCTCCTAGCATGATATGATCCCTAAGGATCAGATATACACAATGATCCCTAGGGATCAAGAGGCAATATGACAGGAAACCAAATTCAAGCTGCAAGAGCTTTGCGCGGATGGTCGCAATCTCAGCTGGCCGAAGCAGCCGGTGTCTCAGTGCCGACCGTTAAACGTGCCGAAGGCTCTGGAAAGATTTCAGCGTCAGGGACTGCGCTAAAGGCAATTCAGAGCGCACTCGAAACTGCTGGCATTGAGTTCATACCAGAGAATGGCGGCGGCGCTGGCGTGAGACTTAGGGAGAGAGACAGAAATGAGCGACCGTGAAGAACAAATGGCTGAAGCCTATGCTGCGATAGGGCGCTACACGGTTGAGTTTGAACAACTTGTCCACGCATTGAGGTTATGGGCGACTTTTTTGCTCACTGGAGCAGGATTAAAAAACCAAGGGATGGCGCAGGCTATAGTGAATTCCCGCGCCATGAATGTTCAGTCTCTTCGAGCGTTGCTTCAGTCTTTCTTGGCTGAAACGGAATTCTACTCCAAAGACCGCGACCCTGATGCAGCAAAAATCATAGATCACTTGTTCAAACTAATTGGCGATCGCATAGAGGAACGAAATAAAATTCTGCATGGGACTTGGTACATAGGCTGGGGGAACGAGGGTACTACCGACTGGTCGATGATGAGCGGTTTTAAGGGGAATCCACGAAAGACTAGCGGTGTGCATGCAGATGACCTGTCTACAACGCCATGCGAACTACTAAAGAGTTGTGAGGAGGTTCAACGACTTACACAACTCATCCACCGAATGCTTGCCGTCACTGGAATGCCGTCTACCAACAGCGGGATCGCGGCCAATTTTTGGTTCGATGGCGACCAGCTAGTCGGCACGCGGCCGCCTAGTGATTGATCGTTAGTCACTTGAGCCATGGCGAGCGAATGACGCTAGTTCGTTTGGTTCTTCGAATGCCTCCAGCTCTCAGCTGCTCGGCGCGCTCGACAAAGTTCACATGCACAACCTGGCGCGCGGCCAAGGCGTAAACGACGCAATCCAACGCCTCGGCCCGTCGCCCGGGAATGCGCTCAAACCGGCGCTGCGGCTGCCCCCTCACGTAGCGCACCACCTCCCGCTCGCTGGCCAGCTGTTCATACCACACCGGCGCCAGCTCATTTGAAAACCGGATCGATCCGGATCGGGCAAGGCGCGCCATGATCGCCGTTTTGATCCCGTCGACGCCAACGAGCCACAGCCGCGCTGCCATGTTTTTCCGGGCGCGCGAGGGCTCGATGTAGGGACGCGTTC